TTAAACCTGCTGAAAAATCCGTAAAACTCATTTATGTTATCCCGCAAAAACATCCGGACTACCACCAGATGCCTTTGGGTTAGGGTGATCAAATCTTCCTAACCCGTCCTTATGGTTATCTCTACTAGAATTGTCACCGACGACAATTATTACCTTGTTATTAACCTTGACGTTTGATTGAGACCCTTTTAATTTACCAGCACCATGGGTATTGGGGTCACCATCTATCGAAACAGGTTCGTTGTTTACAAAAACTCTAGAACTTTGTGCCCTAGTTTTTGCTCCACAACTTCTACTATCATTATTTCTATGTACATTTGGCATACATATATTTATAACAGTTTATAATTTTAGACCTTCGAGTTGACCAGGTTGTGCGGTAACAATACCGCTAGTTGCTTGTGTATAGTTATCTGAAATTTCTTTGATGGTTTTTGTAACCGCAAGAACATTGTTCTTGGTTATTGATATAGGTTGTGGATTTTTTGGGTCCACGCTCATTAACCAAGGAACAAGCATTGCTTGACCATTTTGTGGATTCATACTGAATACCAACGGACGTGTAACTACATATTCACTATCCGTATCTTCTGTAAGTTTCCCTACAAGTTCTTCTCCATTACTCAATTTAAGAGTAACTACATCTCCGACTTTATAATTTGAAGTCACTAACATCTATATCTCCAATAAGTTCACGGACTGTGTTAGGACTTAATCTTGATAATGCCTGACCGCCGCCTTCTACTAATAGTTTACCTTTGTGGTAAATTTGAGGCATTGTGCGATGTCCTTCACTGAGAAGAAACTCACGTGCCTCTGGGTTTTTTGTAATATCTATTTCCTCATACTCAAAGTTATGTTCTTCTAAATATTGCTTTGCCATTGTACAGTATGGACAATATGGTTTGCTATATACTGTAATCATAAACTGAATCCTTTAAATGTTTCTTCAGTTACGTCTTGTTTTGTTCCGCCATTGATGTAACTGGAAATTTCTGTTTCCTGTGGTGCCACTTGTACATCACTTCCCGCAATCCACTTTTGTGTCCAAGGGAGTGGGTTGGCGGATTGATTGTAAACCTTTGGCAATGACACATTCTGCATACGCTTTTGTGCAATATGTTCAATGTAATCGCAAAGTAGTTCACGATTTAGACCTAGCATACTACCATCTTTGAATAGATATTCTGCCCATGCCTTTTCTTGATCAACAGCATCTGTAAACATCTTAATACATTCTTCTTCTGTTTCCTGTGCAATCTTTTCAAAATCTGGGTCATCTTTTTTCAGGGTCTTGATTAGAAGTTGTGTGCTACCAAGATGTAGGTTTTCATCACGTGCGATAAACTTGATAATCTTAGCATTGCCTTCCATCTTCTTTAGTTCAGCAAATGCCCAACTACAAGCAAATGAAACATAAAAGCGAACACCTTCAAGAATATTCACACTCATCAATGCCAAGAATAGTTTTTTCTTTAGGTCATATAAATCAACAGTAACTTTTTTACCATTCACGGTGTGCGTTCCTTCACCTAACAGATTATAATATCCAGCACTTTCGATTAAATCATCATAATACTTTGAAATATCTTCAGCACAATCTACAATCTCCTTGATGTCCATTAGTTCATCAAAGATGATACTAGGATTATTATATACATTACGAATGATATGTGTATAACTGCGTGAATGGATAGTCTCACTAAATGTCCACGTGATAATCCAGTTTTCTAGTTCTGGCAGTGATACAATGCTACCAAAACTTTCAGCAGGAGCACGACCTTGGACGCTATCAAGTAGGATTTGACGCTTTAGATTACTTGTGAAGATGTGTTGCTCGTGCTCTGTAAGATTTTTAAAATCCTTGCCATCACGATATGTATCCACTTCTTCAGGACGCCAGAAGAAACCAAGTTGCTTATCCGTAAACTTATCAAAACTAGGATACTTCATTGTATCATAACGTTGGATAGTTGGACCGCCACTAGGGTCCAAAAATGCTTTTACTTTTGTGTGGTCCACACGATTTTCTGTATCAAATACTGACATTTTTTATCCTCTTAAATAACACAACTTTCACATGCTTCATCGTCAGAAAGTTCAGTTGTTTCATCTACTTTAACACTTTCCATCATTTTGTCAACATCTATTTCACCCGCACCATCATTTGTGTTGAAATAATACAGTTGTTTTCCACCATACTTGTAGAACATTAGCAGATGTTGAATCATTGTTGATAGTGGAATCTTTTCATCTTCATAATGCGCAGGGTTATAACTTGTATTCACACTAATACCTTGGTCAATATATTTCTGTAATACTGCCATAATTTTTAGATACCCTTCTGGTGAAGTTTGGTCCCATAGTAGTTCATACTTGTTTTTCAAATGGTGAATACCAGGAACAACCTGCTTTAGTACACCATGCTTACTTTGTTTTACGCTCACAAGACTACGTGGTGGTTCAATGCCGTTTGTAGCATTACTAATCTGCGCACTGGTTTCTGCTGGCATCAATGCCATTAGTGTAGAGTTGCGAATTCCAGTTTCACGAAGTTGTGCTCTCAGTCCTTCCCAATCCATACGCTCTACATGTGGAACAAGTTCATCAACATCTTGCTTATATGTTTGGTTGGGTGTAACGCCATCATGATACTTTGTTTGGTCACTCCATAGACACGCACCTTGTTCTGCTGCCAAATCCGCACTTGCTTTGATTAGATAGTAACTCCATGCTTCCGCATATTCATCAATCAATGCTAGGTCAGGTTCGCTGTATGTCATACCATTCTTTGCCATCCAATACGCAAGATTGATAATACCGACGCCAAGAGGACGACGACCCATTGTGCTATTACGTGCTGCTAGAACAGGATAGTCTTGGTATGATAGCAGAGCATCAAGACCGCGAACTGCCATACGACAAATACGCTCAAAATCACTTGGTTTCTTAATGTTACCCCAGTTAACCGCACTTAGCGTACACAAAGCGATTTCACCATCAGGGTCATTAAAATCGTTTAGTGGTTTTGTTGGTAGGTCAATTTCACAGCAAAGATTACTCTGATGAACAGGTGCGATTTCTTCTTTGAAACTGCTGTGTGTATTAGCATGATCAACATTCATCAGATAGATACGACCCGTATCTTTGCGTTCGCCAACGAATTGACTGAATAAGTCAATTGCTTTAATTGTTTTCTTACGAAGACGAGTATTACGTTCTGCCTTTTCATAAATTTCTTTAAATTTTTCTTGGTCATTAAAGAAAGCATCATACAGTCCGGGAACATCGCTAGGTGAGAATAGTGTAATATCACCATTTTGGATTAGACGTTCATACATTAGTTTGTTGAACTGAACACCATAATCCATATGTCGAACACGGTTATCTTCTACACCTTTGTTGTTTTTTAGAACAAGTAGGTCTTCTACTTCCAAATGCCAAATGGGATAGTATAGTGTAGCAGCACCATTACGAACACCGCCTTGACTACAACTACGAGTTGCTGCTTGGAACATTTTATAGAATGGAACAACCCCTGTATGATAAGCATCGCCCTTACGAATAGGTGAACCAATAGCACGAATACTTCCAGCACCAACGCCAATACCTGCTTTCTGACTTACGTACTTGACGATACTAGATGTGGTGGCATTAATACTATCAAGACTGTCGCCTGTCTCAATAAGAACACAACTTGAGAATTGACGTTGCGGTGTACGAACACCTGCCATAACAGGAGTAGGCAGCGAGATATCAAAGTTACTAACAGCATCATAATAATCTTTAACCCAACGCATCCTTGTTTTTTCTGGGTATGAACTAAACAGTGTCGCACTAATCAACATGTATGCTACTTGTGGTGTTTCTTTGATTTCATTCGTTACACGATTTTGTACAAGATACTTGCCACGCCACTGCTCCATAGCAGCATATGTAAAGTTTTCATCTCTGTCATGTTTGATATACTTGTTTAATTCTTCCCACTCTTCATCACTGTATGCTTCTAGCAATTCAGGGGCATACCACCCTTCTTCTACGTTCTTTTTGACAATATCTATCAAAGACCACG